CCATAGTTTTGCTAATCGTGCTCCAGTAGCTCCTATTGTCTGTGGAGTTGATTGGTCAGTAAGAACAGCTCCAGATAACGATGTTAGATAGGTATTCGTATCAAGACTGAAAGTATTAGCTCCCGTCATTTTTACAAAAGAATCAGAAACATAAGATAAGCCAGCAAGTGAAGTTAGATTACTTGCTAATGCTTGATATGAGCCACTAACCTGTGAATTATCAGTTATAGTGAAGTTTGGATATGTCCCTCCAATAGTAACATTTGTTCCTCCAGTAAAAGCAACGGTTTGGTCTGGTGCAGAGTTAGTGATTTTTAGTTTATTTTCATCTGCTCCATCTCCCTCTGCTAATGTAATACCAGTTCCAGCAACTGTTTTTGCACCAAGATAACCAGCAGTAGTATCTCCTGCATCGTATTTTACTTTTTCATTGGTGCTACTTGTACCAAGTTCGTATTCAGTTCCACTGTCATTTTTGAAATATAACTTGCTATCTGATGATTTTACATATACTAAACCAACTCCACTTTCTTCTGTTGGGGCGGTTGTTTCTAATAATTTCAAAACACCAGCAGTTCCACTTTGTAACCAGAGTTCTTCACTTGGTGTTAATTCATCTAATCCTCCAATTCCTGGCGTTTGTGGTTCACGAAATCCCATATTATATAACTAATTTAGTATTAAAGTATTTTTCATAGAGCGACTTTAATCGTGCCTCTATGGTATTTAATCTTTTTTCTCTATCATTCAACTCTTGTTGAAACTTTCTCATTCCTTCTTTTTCAGATGCTATATCTTTTTGCCAAGATTTCCATTCAATTTCTGTTGCATCTTTCTTTCTTGACAATTCTTCTAATTCGTTTCGTAATACACTTATCTGTTTGTTATATTCTTTTTCTATCTGTTGATAGCGTTGATACAATTCTTTCAAACTATCTTCTGCAACTATTGACTCTTGACGTAGATTATCAATCGTTTCTTGTTTAGATTTTAATTCATTCTCAAGTAATTCTTTATCTCTTGATAACTCATTTATATCTTTGTATAACCTTGATGAAGCAAGTATAATATTTTTCTCAAGTGTAGATAATTCTTTTGTACCAATCTTATTTTCTTTTTCTATATTTTTTAACTGTAATTTCTTTTCCTTTATTGAGTTGTCCAATCTTTCTAATTCCTGCTCTTTACTTTTAATCTTTTCTGTGGTCTTTGATAAAGTAGACACAACAGTTTTTAGTTCTGAATTTTTATCACTAATTACTTTCTCAATTTCTTTCTTGTCTTTATACGCAATAACAAGCTCACCTTTTATTTCGGCAAGTTTGTTATTGAGAATACCACAAGTAATCTCAATCTTGTTATCGGATTTATTTTCAATTATAGGATTGACCCTTTTCATTTTATTTTGCACCAGATAATGTTGCTTCAACGAATATAGTTCCAGCATTTGATGATACTCCGCTTTCCTTTACAGATATTCTGATATATTCATCTTGAACATCTATTGGAAGTGAAAGTGAGTATGCAGTTGCCGCACTTGCTCCAACAAAAGTAAACTCTCGCTGTGTAAGTGTAGATGTTCCACCAGATACTGATTCATTTGGTATCTGATAGAAGTTAGTTCCATCAGCACTTGATTCAATCTTTACTTCTATTGAATTATTTGTTTCTCCTGTACCAGTTGTATATAGAATACCAAAGTTGATTTTACTCAACCCACCAGTTCTAAATGATTTAGTTGGTTTTCCAGCCGCCTCCGCTTGATAAGCATTAGTTAATGCAACAGAAGTTCTTGTCGTTCCACTCTTTGAACCTATAAGTATTATGGTATCTTGATATGTATATCCAAGCATATTATTTAGATTTTTTAGTTACTTTCTTCGGCTTTTTAACTTCGGTATAGTTAGTCTTAACCTCAACAGGAAGCTCTGTCTCATCCTCAATTTTACATTCTTCAGTTACTATAGGTTCATCCACTAACTTTACTTGAGGTTCATTTATTGAGAAATTATCAAAAATAACCCCACCATTAGTTGATGTTTCTTCTGTATCTTTAATGGCATTTTCACTTAGTATTATGAACTGATGGATATTCTTCCATTCTTTTGCGTCTTTCTCTGGTACATTTTTAATAGTACAACCAGCACAAATAGTATATTTCGTACCTTTTATTACGATAGATATATCGTCCTTTGTTGGGTTTGTTATATTCATTTTATTTATATGATTTAATAATTTTTAGAACTTGACAGTCCTATCTTAGCCCACATAATGGGCTAAGTAGAACAACTAAGTTTCTAACTTCCAGTCGGGTCTGTGGTAGAGATACCAGCAGATTCACCTGAAACATAGTTTCCTCCCCAAGCGTCCGTGGTTCCTGCAGTGTTTAGAACATTGAAGTCCCCATGGAAATAGTTACCAGAAACAATGTTATTAGACCCACCAGTTAAATCAACACCAGCGGTTGTAACAACACCGAACACATTACCAACGATAGTAGATTCAACGAATCCAACATCTATATGGTTAGTATTATCTGTAAAGTTGTTTCCAAGTATCTGCCATCGGTACGCATATCCACCAGAAGAATAAATAGCGGTTGTTAGGTCATTAAATGTACACCCAATAACCTTAACATTGAAAACATTTTCAGTTCCAGTAATCTGAATTCCCATTGAACCTGAGGCAAATCTGCATCCAATAATTTCAGCGTGAGAAGAATCTCTTTCTGAATCACCAGAAGCTGCATTTCTTGGAAATACAATCGCAGCAGCAGTTGCAGGAGCATCAAAAAGAATATTTTGAATTTTCCACCCTTGCTGTTGTAAAGTAAGTTGTGATGTAGTAGTAGAGGCAGAGTTCCACTGTGCACTTGAATAACCATTATTAGTCGTATGAGCATCACAATGTCGTGGTGCATTTCCTTCCCCAATAATAGTTACATCAAATACCCCAGCTGGAGCTGTAATACTCTCTGTAATTTTACCATTTAAGTGAATTATATCCCCAGAACCTACCTGTGCCATCGCAGCAGCCATAGTCAACAATGGTCTATCTGGCGATAAACCATCGTTACCATTTCCACCTAAATTTCCGTGAACCCACAAATGTTTGTTGGCTCTGATGTCAGAACCACCATTTGACACACCAGTACCAAAATGTACAGGTGTCATTCCAGGAAATACAGGAATACCAAAGCTCGTTATTCCATTTTCGTAATTTGTGTAACTCATAGTTTTTTATTGTTATAGTTTAATAATATAGACTACGAATTAACTTGAATAAGCAGCGTTGTCTCCTTTTGAACCCCACGAGCGTCTCCAATCTTTTACTCCATCAGCCCAACGAGCGTCAACAGTAAAGGTTGCAACTTTGTTCAAAATATCCACATCTTTTTCAAGACGAGGAGACTGTCGTACAAAGTGTACAAAGCGAGTTCGTCCAGGAACAATTAAGTACCAGGCGGTATTAGACCCACCATTGACAGAGTCAAGATGAATTGATGTCGCCATATCTACTTTCATTCCATTCTTATACACGTTGATAGCATTGTTTGCAGTTGAAGGGTCAAGAACTGAAGATGTAATCTCTTCTCCCTCTTTGATGAGGTTTGAAGGAAGAACAACAGTTGGTTTACCCATCAAAGACAACGCAAGACCATCATCGGTTTGCTGTTGCAACATCGCAACATACGCAGTTTCTAAGTTATCGTGTGAGAACACAATACCAGTAGAACTTGCATTTGACTGCGTTGAAGCACCAGGAACTACTGATGGGTGAACAGTGCTGAAAGTAGGAACCGCATCTCCATATAGAGATAGCTTGAATCTATTAACAGTTGCTGTCGTTGCAAATCCACCATTAAATATCTGAATACCTGACTTATCTTGTGAATAGTTTGAGGCGATAGATAAATCTTTCATCTCATCTAATTCCTGTTGAAAATCTCGGTCTTCAATAGTATTCTTGGTTACTTGTATTCCCTTTCCATAGTTATTCCACACATAAGTGGTATCATAGGTCTTATATCGGCGTCCAAGCGGTACATCATCACCATCGTCAAAAGATTCAAGCTCTCCGACTCCAGTCTTTCCAGTGACAGTAAGTTGTGCTCCAGTAACAGTACCATCAACCATTAAAAGGTTGCCGATACCAGGGATATACTCTTCCTGTCCTTGGTCAAAAACTTCAGCGATTTTTACACCAACTCCACCGATAAGACTTGTCCACGTTCCACGTGTTTCAATCATATTCTAATTTGTCTTATAATTTTATAATGCGTGCTTATTAAACGCCAAGCACTTGCGATTCATAGATATTTACGATTTGGTTTCCCGTATCATAAGCATCTACTCCCCAAATGAAATACTGTGCAGTCGTAGTAACCGCAGAGTTTTCATCGGTTTCATCTTCATCCGCAATATCAGTATGATAACCCATAAGATTGCTTCCAATGGTTGTACCAATAGCAGCGTCTGGGTCTACTGAATAAAGTGAATGTTTGGAGATGTCCACTAATACACTATATTTAGCACCAGTCGTGTTTCCAGAAGGTACAGTAAAGGTATTAGTAAAAGAACCACCTGCACCATTATCAGAAACACCTACTCCATCTTTGGTTATAATAGAGTTTACATTTCCAAATACTAATGCTCCCGTAGTTCCAAGGGCTGTAAATCCGCTTGACAATTTTACAGAATCTCCTTCTGTAACAGTAATTGAAGCAGTAAGTATTGATTTTCGCAATACTGGTGCTCCGTGCGGAGTTAAACTTCCAACTTTCTTAAACATATTTTTATTTCCGTTAGTCTCCTTTAACATTCTTGGTATGTCCAGAAATGTCAAGAAAGATATTACTTTTAATTTAGACGACTTCAGGATATTTATTTTTCAGTTGAATATAGCGTTCTTCTGAAATGCCAGCATCCTTTGCGTCTTGTTTTTCTTTTGGCGTTAATTTGGTAGTTATGGTTACTTTTGGTTTTGGACTCGTAGTTCCGTCAGAAGAAAATTCTGATGGTGTTTCTTGTCTTTCAACTTTTGGTTTACCAATATACAAAAGAGCATCTTCATAATCTTTTGTAATATCTTCTACTGATTGGCTTGATGAAGTATTAAAACGTTTAGTAAGCGTCTCTCGTATAGTATCCATAAGAATACCACCTATATCATTGTTTGGATGATACTCTGGATGTTTCTCCCAGAACTTTTTTAGAGCTTCTTCCCTATTCTTTTTAATATCTTCCTCTCTTTGCTTCCGCAAAATATCAAGAACTTTTTTTTCAACATCATCTTTAGGTTCTTCAACCGGTGTAGGTGTTTCCACTTTCCCCGTTGCTTCCGCTAATCTGCGTTTAGTTCTCTCTTCTGCTAACTGACTAATTAAATCGGCGTTTGCTTTCTTTAATTTTTCAATTTCATCAATAGGTTCAACGACCTCTTTTTCGCCCTCTGGCTGTTCAGGTTCTATAACCTCTTCAGGTTCTATAACCTCTTTGTCAATTATTTCTGACATAACGATTTTCTTTTTCCTTCCCTTGTTATTACCCTTTTGATAATGGTGGTAGGTTCCACCAGTGGATTGGTTCCCACAAAGTTATAGAAAAAGTTATGAATAATAATGGAATCTTTGGGACTCCTCACTATCCCTATAAGGGGACAGTAGCAATCTCTAAGTTCTTTTTTTGTTTTTAGTGTTCTTTCGTTTCTTTAGGTCTTCCTTTGTTATACTTCCATTCTCAATTCCTCGTAATAGTTTTAATGCTCTCTTTGCACTTGCGATAGATTTGGCGGTTTGTTTCTTTTTCCATTTACCACTTGTCTTAGTATAGATAGTTTTTCCAATAAGTTTATACGGCATATCTTCCTTTTATCTTCGGTAATTTAATCTTCGTCTTTTTACTATCTTCTTCTGCTTTATCAATCCTTTTTATCATTGACATTGTTCTTGAAATCTGTCCTCTTATGAAATATCTTTGTTCATCGTTCATTGCTTTTAGATATTGTTCTTTATCGTTTGCTATGAGATGTTTTAGATATTCATAAAATAAGTCATCTTTACTTAATCCAAAAAATAATGAATCAGTTGTCTCAATAGAAAATCTATCATCAATATTTCCTATATCATTATATTTCCAGTATAATTTTTGTACTATATTCCTAATCATATTATATCACGTAATTAAAACTATTGATTTCGTAGCAAATCTCTCATTGCTAATGCGCCACGATTACCACCAGTAGCACCATTGACAATATTCTGTTGTGTGCCATTAGCAGTACTCTGTTGTTGTATCTGTTGCTGTTCTTGACCTTGTATATTCATAAACTTATCAGCCCTATATCCAAACTTCTCTGTACCTTCAGCAAATAATTCCTCCTTATTGACTAAATCTGGGAATAACTGCATAGCCCAAGTTCCATATTCCATAAACAACGCTCGGTCTAATGCTTTATTTTCCTGTGCTTTTGGATTTGCTACTAAGCGAATATCAAACTCAAAATTCCTGATATACTCTGGGTTTATTGCTATTTTTTCCACACGAGTTCCTATTTCTTTTTCAAGCATTTTTGCTTGTGTTCTCATTGTTATCTTATCTGGCATTGATGCTCTATCTTTATACATCTCAATAACCTTAACACCTCTTTTTCCAGTTGTTAAGACTGCATCATCAATACGAATAACATTGAATGCTTTCTTATAATCTTCTGACGAACCTTCTCCTGTTATCTGCTCAACCATTGGAGCGGTATAGAATTGCAAAATATTTTTTGCTCGTAGTCGTGCTTTATCTTTTACTCCCCAACGAATGAACTGAATGAACAATCCAAGTATTGATGTTACCCCTTGTGCCGCCTGACTAATCTCTGTTGCCGTTACCCTATCTCCAGAACCAGCAATACCTTGTTGTACCGAATCAAGAGATGACTCCTCTAATACTCTTTTAGTATAATTTAATATGAAAGTATGAAAACTATTTGGCGTTCCAATCTGTAATGACTTAAAGTTATTTACATCTTGAACAGGAATACGTCTTCCAGGTACCAAAATGTCATCTTCAATATCCTCCATACCACCAACCAATACTGGAGAGAATATACTCAAAAACGACTGGTCTAACATCATATTATGCAAAACATTTAACACATCTTGCATTGCCTTTAATTTGTTAGGCAATGGTTGTCCATAGAAGAAATCAGACCCGAATGGTTCATAAATCGCACTCCAAAATGGAAGTGTTTTATGATTAAATGGTAATGGAGAAATATCCTCTTTTCCAATAGGATTTAACCATACACCATTACAGGAAATCACAAATTCATCGGTGTCCTGATTATAGTATTTGATAACTTCGTATTCTCCTTCTCCTACATCGGTAGAAATATAATCAAGATAGAAAGGTCGTTCCTCATCTTTTGCTGGTGTATAGTTAGGTTTTACATATTGTGCTTTATCGTAATGTCCATACACAAATCTAAACTCTGACTCTTTCAAAATAGAACGCCAAAAACAATAGGGCATATTCTTTATCCTACGAATACCAACCCCTGACGGATAAAAATCTTCTAAAGGAATAATTGCTCCATATAATCTTCGTATTTTTCTATCCGCTTCTTTCACTTTCATATCATTGTCATCATACTTGACAATGTCTCTCACTTTTTTTGTTTTCTCTTCGTATCCTTCATAGCCAATAACAGTTCCTTTTACGCACGCCTCTAACAACGCAAAGAACATTAACTCTTCATCATCATCAACATTAAGTGTATATTCATAAATATCCCCAAGTATCTGTGTCCGTCTTGAATCTTCATCTCCTACTGGTAAGAACTCTGCTCGTGGTATAGCGGCGGATACTTTTCCTAAAATTGCAATTACTTTATTTCGTGTGAATGGGTCAAACACTCGTGCTTGCCATTCTTCTATTCCATCTCTTTCGTCTACTGTTGTAAACCAACGCTTGACATTATCATTTATAAATGATGTCAAATCTCTTCCATCAAAATACTCAAAACTCTGATTTCGTGAATCAGCTGTATCTCTAAATAAGTTAAAAGTAGCAGATACTATATCTTTTTCTTTATCGGAGCAAATATAAGCAGGTTGTGTCTCTTCACCTACTTCATCCAAAATTGTTTCTTCTTTCATTTTATATATTATACCACAGAATTAAAATTATTTGACTGTAAGATTTTGATATGCTCTTGTTGCGTTTGTATAAAATTCGTTATCATTCTTCATCATATACGTTCTTGTCTTTATTGTACCTATTGCATCGTAATATCCCTCAACATAATTCTTAACTTTTCTAATCAGTTCAGCGTTGTCTTCAAATTCCTCAAAATACTGTTGGCTTTCAAATCGTGGGTCATATGTTTCTAAATCATATCCTAACATAGGCATTTCCTCATACACTTCGTGAATATAGGCATCCCTAAAAAATATACGATAGAACCCAAGTTTAATTCTTTTTAGTCTTAGATGTTTGCTTATTTTCGGTATTTCTCTTTCCAATCTTTTGAACGCTTGTGTCTTCATAATTAAATCCAAATTTATTTTTATTAGTATCTTCAATATCTATTTCTTGTGTTTCCTGAATTGTTCTACGACCAAACTTATCATCTATCTCATAAACAAGGGTATGTATTTCCCGAATAAGTTTTTTAATAGTTGGTTGTTCTTTTTCCATTTTGTGTTTTATTAAATTTATCTTTCACTTGACGACTTTGTTTTCTTCGTAAATAATTCACTGCCATATACTCTAATGAACTGCGAAAATGCGATGTCCAATCGTGTTTCGGTGCTACGCTCTTCACCTCTTCGCCACCACCAGTCCTCATCTTTGGATAACTCGCATTCTCTATTGCGATAGCAAATTGTTTATTATTATCGTTTGTGTGAATTACCATATTTCGTAAAAATATCTTGGTAGAGTTTCTTCGTGAAGAAAAGTCTTTTGCGTCTTCTAAAAAGTTAACGTGTATTCCATTTTCAGCAAGAACAGATAAAACAGTTTTATCTACAACTTGGTTTTTGAATCTACCAGCAGGGTCTCCAAAATGAATTGCATTATGCCAATTCTTATGTGATTCTATAATTTTGTAATCGTTCTTTGTATATCCTATTGACTGGGACGGCGATACACCAGTAATAAACGGAACATAAAAATCAATAAACTTTCCATTATTAGAATATGAATCTATAACCGCTATTCGTCCATCATCTTGTGGTTGAAACCAAATAATAGCTGTGCTATCTGTACCACCAAAATCCCACGATACATACAAAGATTTGAAGGGGTCATATAGAAACGTTCCCCATTCGCAGTTATCAAATTCAGGATATACTCTACCCTCTTGTGATTTGTTATACGAGATGTCTAATTCCTGTGCAACTTCCTCGTCACTTCGTCTTGATTTCTCATAGTCATACCAATCCTGGTCTTTTAGTGGATGTAGTTTCCAATGTAGTGTTTTCACATCAATCCCCTCATCTCGTAATAAAGCAAAAGCATTATGTCCTTTCGGAGTACTCGCTGTTAAACGGCATGGTGTAGTGTCCCCCGATGATTCCCACGCCTCTCTAAAATATTCCCACGAAGCACCTTCGTCTAAGAATACCGCAGTTTTACGAGAACCACGAGCAAAATCAGGGTTCATAGTATCACCCGTTATGAGATTACCGCTTTCAGGATTTACTAATTTCATTGACTGTCTATGCTTATCGGCGTTAAATCGTGCAGGCAATAACCATTTTGGTAGTTGTTGTAAACAATAATCAATCTTACCGAAGTGAGAATCTAAGGTATTCCCACACCAAATAGGTTTTCCATTTCTACGAACATAGAGGATTTCATTTGGAACGGTTACACAATAAATCTTTCCGTTATATTGAGTCTTTTCTATTCTTATGTTCTGTTGCTTAGATGTTCTAATTCTAAGTACATAGGAGTCTCTTACATTTTCTTTTTTAATTTTTCTTCCAAGGCATATAGAATCTCTCGGCTTTTCAATAGAAATACTTGACGAGTTTCCTATCTTTTGAATTATCTCCTGTAAATCATCCGCTAATTTTTTGCTTACAGTTGTCATTGTTGGAAGAGCATCTCCCCAGTATCCATCTCCAAGCATATAGTAATGTAAAAATATTTCTAACTGTCTCTTGCTTGCGTTTTTTATAAACTGTGGTACGAACTTTTCGTGTGAATATCCAAACTGTTTTAAATACTCATAGAGCATTTTATTTCTTATTATCCATCCTACACGCTGTCCGTTCCTGAAATCAATAGTTGGTTCTTTTCCAAAAATACGCATTAGAAGTTCTTGGTATTGTTTAAATCCCTTACTTTTTTCTATCTGTGCTATATGTATTCTTGTCATTTTAGAATCATATTTCTTATTTCTACAAGATATACATCCTTCAGCAATATACATTCCCATAAATGCACAAAAATCATCTCCAGACATTTTTATTCCTCCAGATGGTTTTGTATTATATAATCTTCCTCTCCCATAATCTCTCATTTCAGATTTTTTTGGATATAAAATGAATTGTTCAAAATCAACACCTTTCCAAATAGAAGTTGCTGGTATACTAATTCCCTTATATCCATATAAATCTTTTGCCTTTGTTATGTATTCATATTTTCCCCAGTATTTACTATATAGAACTCTATGATTTGGACTTACCATCAAATCAACAGTTCTTGATTTAAGATTGTAAAATTCTCCATCATAATCATACTCAACTTTGTCTGTTGCTTTTTGCCACTCAAATTCCTTTGTTATTATATTTCTTGTTGCAAAGAAATCATTTTCAATATCAACGTTTTTGAATAGTTTCCATCCAGATTTTGTTAGTACCTCAGTATCATCTGAATAACAACGATTATCTACGAGGTCTTGTTTGTATGAACCAAGTAGCCCAGAGAAAGAGTCTGAAAATCTCCAGAACCAGATGAATACCCATATAAATAACCACGTAGCACCCATATCACGAGACTTCTCTAAAAGTCCATCTTCTCCGTTCTTTATTTTATTGACAAGCCATAGAATAGTATCTTTTTGATAATCAAACAATATCAATGGAATATGATTAGGGTAGTATTCAGGGCGTGGGTCATATACCCACCCAAATAGTTCTATGAACTTTATAGGGTCTTTTGCACATATACCAAACGCAAGTTGTTTTGCTTCTGAACTATTTTCTGTTGCATCAATAACCCTTAATCGTTCAGATAGGGCTTGTACATATTCAGGTGAATGAGTCCACTCTATCCACCTATCACGAGCTTTAGTAAGTCGCTGTGTTGAATCCATTATGATTGCTTAGTTTCTTTTACTTGATTTGCTTCTCGTTTTTTCAACATAATATCCATCATTTCTTCTGGGGTCATATCCTCTGTTTTAATTTTTGCAAGTACCGCAATATTTTCAGTAGACTCACCAGCTATAATACGAGATTTATCAAAGGTAATTCCATAGGCAGTAACTAAGGTTCCTAATCCAACCGAAGCAAGCTCTCTCTTTGATTTTCCTATCATATCAAGTTTCTTATGCAATAGAACAGCAGATTTCTTTGAGTTCTCATTTACCAATTCATTTACCGTCATCTTTGATAGTTCCTTCTTCTCTTTGGCTATAATACTATCATTCGTTTTACCAACCATAATAGATTGGCGTTCCTTCAGGTTTTTTTCTATTAACTCAATAATATCCACTGAAACAGAGAATTTCTCTGGGTTCAATTTAACTTCTTGATAAATCTTACGAACAGCCGAAACCAAAGAACTTCTGTTCTTGTATTGTTTGTCTAATCCAGCGTTTATCCCTGCTTGATTAAAGGAATTTGCTACTAAATCCTTTACCAGAACCTTTTTCTGTGCATCTGTTAATTGCATATAAGTTGCTGAAATTGGATTTGCACCAATGGTCTCTTGGTTATGAGCCAAGCGGGATACTACTTCCCTATTCAGCTACATACATTATAGCATATAATTCAATTAAATTCAACTGTCTAACAAGTTGTACTATACTGTTTTTTGATATAAATTTTTTTAGGGGTAGATATATTCACCTTCACTCCCATTTCCCCCATACCCCCCCCACCTGTTCGTAAACTTGCAATACTCTAAAATACGCTACCTCTATGCTCTATATACTTATATTGAATGATTGGCGTTTTTTCCACCGCCTCTTTGTATCCCTCTATATAATGATTGTAGTGGCGTGCGTGCTTAATACGCTTGATAGTTCACCCTTGCTTTTGCTGTTTCTTTCTCTTGCGATAGTGAAGCACACGACAAGAACCAGAACAGTATGTCTTATTAGAATATCTGCCTTCTTTTAGTGGCGTGCCACAGTTAGCACATCGGTACATTTGATATGATTTCTTCTTCATTGTGTATAATTGGTGTATAATTGTTAACGGATTGGGGTTTTTTACCCTTAAATATACCTACATTATAGCATATTTTGGGCACGAAATACAGTCAAAAGGGCTAAAATGGGGGGATATCAACACACAGTGGCGTGCGTAAAAGCCTCATACAGGTCAATTTTGAGCGATATTTTTCTTGTGATAGTGGCTTATATGGCTATAATTGGCGGTTTTTCCTTAAATACTGCTTGATTTCCTTTTGTGTGGGTGGGTGGGGGTGAGAGTACTTACCACACCATCCACACCACAACTCTCTATCCACACCATCCACACCACAACTCTCTCCACACCATCCACACCACAACTCTCTATATTATATATATGTATAAGTATGAAGGTGAGTGGCGTTTTTTGGGTGTCAGGTTCTTTTTTTCCTTATATACTGTATTGAATGCGATCGGTGAATGGCGTTTTTTGGGCGGTGTTGGTGGTGTGTTATCTCGTGCATTGTATCTATTGTATGTATTGGCGTGTTTTTGTATGTTTTTATTAAACAATTCCAATTAGATTGTGTCAATTGAGTTATCCACAGGGGTCGTTGATTGTGTTTCTGGGGTGTGATAGTATACAAGTATTAAAAGTAAACAAAAAAAATGACCGATTATTTACCGATTATTAGGGCGTGCGAGAGAAAAGCCCAAAAGGTCGCACATATAAAAAGAATTGTCAGCGATATACTGTCCGCGCTTATGCTCCTACTCTGTGGGGCTTTGTTCGGAATTATAGCGTTGGCGTTTCAGAATTAAAATATGAATATCTATAAAGTAAGATGGGAAGTTTCTAAAAGTTGTCGTGTTGAAGCGAAAAACGAGGAAGAAGCAGAGTCAAAAGTTCTCAATGGCGAAATAGATAACGCCGATATAATAGAAGAAGAAATAACATCACAACCAGAAGCATACAAACTATAGTTTCTCCCTTGCTCGCCTGATTATATCGGGCGTGCTATGGGGTAAATTATACCCTACCGCAAAGCGTAAGCGGTAAAACTTACGCCAACCGTGCGGGCGTACATTAACGAGATGAATACAGAAAAAAGATATTGGATGAACGGACACCATATTCGTGGTTATGCGTTTCACACAATTGCGTGGAGCATAGGAAGTATAGGTTTTTTACTATCATTTCAGGTAAAAAGGGGATTAAATTCCAACAGATATTTTAATTTTGAAATCTATACACTTATATGAAACTATACGCAACAAACTTGACATTTAACTTCATAACAGCAAATCACTAAAATACATAGAAAATTATATAGGAAAGGGAAACGCAGATTGGAAAATAATAGCTCTATATCTATCTTATTTGAGTTATCCACAATTCGTGCTTGACAATTAAAATAGTGTGCTATAATGAAATTATAAATTAGTTCTTTTATATTAGTAGATGAATAAGTGGCGTGTGGTTATACGCTATCACACAACACACGCTAACACAATGGTAATAGGACGAGACGGGTTTTCTATCTCTATCCCAAAAGTTAGCGGGCAAACTTCATCTACTTATATATGAGAATTAAAAAAATAATAAAACATTATGGAACAATTTATTAACTATGCGAAACATATCAATGCTAATGAGTATGTAATGGCGTGGATTGACACTACTCTGAAAAAGTATCTTAAAGATAACACAGTGTCAACAGAAGAAATAGAACATATACTTGATTATATGGCGTTGACGAGTGCAAAAGTAAGTAAAATGTCTTTCAAAGATGCTCAATCAAACGCCAACAAATGGCTTAAAACTCAAATCAAGAAAGGAGAACACATAAAAGAACTTCCAGAAGATACAGAGGTTTTGTTAGATTTTAATGACGGTTTTAAGGTGGTTAAACTTATTGGAAAAAACGCTTATGATAGGGAAGGATATTTGATGTCAAATTGTGTTGCGAGTTATTTTGGTAAAAATGTTGAGATATATTCACTACGAGACGAAAACAATATTCCACATTGCACCATAGAGAAAGACCAGCAAATCAAAGGAAAAGGAAATGGAGATATACATCCAAAATATGTGGATTATGTAGTGAAGTTTCTTGAAAAAGTTGGTATGACAGTTGGAGATGATGAAATGAGACATCTTGGTTATGTAAATATTGAAAAGATTATTGACGACATAGACATAAAATCAGTTGAAAAGTATCTATATAACAAAAAATATTTACTTCAAGACAAAAAAGACAAACTAAAAGATAAAGATGGCAATCAATATCTATCGTTAGACTTACTTGATTTATTTCCTCTTATTAGTGATGACTCTGATAATAAACTGAAAGTCAATTTTGATATTCCGTTGTTATGTAAACTTTCATTTGAATGGATAAGTAAAAAAGCAAAGAAATATACTCAATCAGGATACTCCAGTCAGCAATCTCAATCGGGAGACTACAGTAAGCAATCTCAATCGGGAAACTCCAGTCAGCAATCTCAATCGGGAGACTACAGTAAGCAATCTCAAT